GAGCATCAGCCGCCGTACCCGCCCACCGGGGTCCCCTTCTATGTAGACCGCAAGAAGGGCACCATCAGCACTCCCGAAGGGTTCGGCCGCTGGTCGGTGCCCGCGGCGGGGGCCACGATCCACACCATCGACAACACTGGCCAGCGCGTCACGGTGACCCGGATCGCGCTGACCGGGATCCTGGCGTGGGCCCTGAAGAAGAAGACCGGCGACCTGTCGATGATCGTTGTAGGCGGTGACGGGGACAGTCGCACCGCGTCGATCAAGCCCAAGCACGCGGCTGCGGCGATGACCTGGGCGGTGCAGTACAACGCCTGGAGCGAGGCGGCGGCAGCCCGGGAGGCGAACGGCTAGCCGATCTCCTTCGGCAGCAGTGCCTCGCAGTCCTGGGCCCGCAGCGGGTGAGTCGGCAGCGTGTCCGGCTCCAGGGCCACCACCTCGCCGGGCGGCGGCCAGTCGGGTTCATTCTCGTCAGGCGGCGAACTCATCCGGACCTCCAGGCAGTAGCGCCAATGCCTCACGTAGACGGGCCCGGTACAGATCCCGTGCGGTGGACTCCGCTGGCGGGGCCTGCGGTGGCGGCATCGGCTGGGTGAAGATCGGCGGTGCGGCGGCCGGAGGGTCCGGCGTGTCCGGCTTCTCCAGAGTCACCGGCTCGCCGTCGGCTGGCTCTGAGGGTTCCAGTGCGGTGCCCTTGGTCTTGGCTGCGATTCCGGCGGTGGATGCTGCGGCCATGTCGCGCCACAGGACCAGGTTCTGCCGGTCGACCAGGACCGGGTCGTCTCCGCCGTCGACGGGGGGTTCGCCGATTTCGGCGCGGAGCCGGTTGAGGGTCCAGGAGCCGTTGCGCAGGCGGATGTCGCGGATGGTCTCGATGGTCGAGCTGTCGCGCATGTCGACTTCGCCGAACTTCAGGTGCCAGCCGGTGATCTTGAATCCTTGGCGCACGATGTGAAAATTGATCTTCTCTAGGACGAGCTGCGCCAGCGGATCGCAGGTGTTGACCCGGAACGTCTTGTCCTGCGCCTCACCCGTGCCGCCGCCCAGGTTCCCGGACTCGATCACTCCGGCCTTCGCGGGCGGGCAGCCGTAGCAGGCCAGGATCTCGTCGCGCTTCTGGTTCAGGTACGACTCCAGGTCGGCGACCTTGCCCTGCGCCAGCTCCTGGACGGTCGCGCCGCCCTTCGTAGCCACCGGCGTCCCGATGTTCCGCGGGCCCACATTCCTGGCCGCGTGCTGCTGAAGCCACCGGTTCATCTCCGGCTGCGACATCCCCGCCGGGAAGTCCACGTGCAGCTGCGAGGGCATCCCCTTGCGGAAAATCTCCTTGCCGGTAGACCCCGCGAACAGCCACGCCGTGATCGGCAGCAGAGCCGCCTGCGTCGGCGACACCCCGAACACCCCGCTGCGCGGCGCGTCCAGGGCAATGTGGATGACCTCGTGCGGCTCGAACGTCGCCCGCTGCCCGAACTCCGTGACCTGCGCATAGCCCTGGATCTGGCCGTGCTCGTCGATCTTGGGGAACATCGTCGGGCAGTCTAGGTTGTACAGCGCCACCGGCTGCCCAGCCAGCCACGTCACCTCGACGAACGCATCCCCGAACACCAGCAGGTCGGTGATGACCATCCGCATCAGCTGCCGGATGTCCTCCGTCGGGTTGCAGTACGCCAGCAGCTTCTCCAGCAGCAGCACATCGTCCGGCTTGTCCGGGGTCTCCGCATCGCCCTCGCCGTCGTCGCCGTCCCAGTCCGTGACCAGGCCCCCGGCGGTGATCGTCCGCGAGATCGCGTTGATGGACGCCCACGCCCAAGGGCACGACAAGTAGGCCTCATACAGTTCCTGCATGAGCGAGGAGCGGTCCGTCTGAGTGGCGGTCCCCATGCCCTGCCGGTACTCGTCCAGGCCGCCAGTCGGGATGCCGTACTCGAAGCCGGTACGGGTCGGCAGTTTGGCCGGCCCCGGCATCGCCGTCTCCGTGAGTTCCGGCTGGGATGTGTCGCGCCGGAACCAGGTGCGGGGAGACCATGCCATCAGTACCCCCTGCTGTTCGGATCAGATGAAGGGGGACAGCTGGGTGGTTCCGCGGGGCGTCTCGTCCTCGTCGGCCCAGGGGTCCGCCACGGCGTCCTCGCGCGGCCGGTGCGCCACGGTCGGCCCGAGCGCCTTGAGGAGGTCGGCGACTTCCGCATCGGCGCCCTTGTCGAAGATCGGAAAGCTCGGCCCGGCACCGAGGTTGATCGCCAAGTAGCGCAGGGCATCCATGGCGTGGTCGCTGGCGGTGGTGTCCGCGTCCTCCGGGTCGCCGCTGGTGGCGTGGGGCAGTGCGGGAAGCTCCCGAAGCAGTTCCCGACACATCCGGCTGATGTGGATCATCGGGCAGGTCGTCCAGCCCAACTCCCGGTGATGCGGACAGGCCGGAGCCTCAGCGAGGAGCGAGTGGACGCGCTGCCAGCCGGGCACCCGCCCGCCCTTACCCGCCGGCGTCAGGTGGACGCCGTTCTCCGCGTACACCGTGGCGATGGGCTTGGCGTCGCCGCGGGTGGCCCACATGGCATCATCCGCGTAGCGGGCCGAGACCTGCTCGGCGTCACGCTCGGCCGCGAGGATCTTCCTGGCCTGCTCGGCTTCCCCGACCTGGCGCTCGTACAACTCCCGGTAGACCCACAGGCGGCCGTCCTCGTCGACCGCGCCCCACAGCACCGCCCAAGGCGCCGTGTAGCCCCAGTCCAGGCCGTTGTAGCGCTTCCACGTTGCAGGCAGGCTGGTGGGGTCGACGACGTGCCGGTCCCAGGAGAACTCGGTGAACATCTGGCCCATGAACGCGTCCCACGACCCTTCCAGGAAGGCCTTGCGCATCTGCTCCGGAAGGGCCTTGAGGTCTTCGGCGTACTCGGGGTTGACGTGCGGGTTGTCCGCGAGCTTGCTGGGGATGAACCGGACGGTGCGGCCGCGCTCGTCGGTGACGACGCTCTGCCCATAGTCGGTCGCATCGACATAGCGGGCCTTGCTGGTTCCGTGCCCCGGGCCGCCGGGGTTGGTGCCTGACCGGATCCCGATGACGGGGATGTCGGAACGGCCGGACCGGATCCGCGACTCAAGGAACGCGACCACATCAGGTGGCGTCAGGTTCCGTTCGTCGAAGAGCAGCAACTGGTACTGGCCGCCCTGTCGGCGGGTCGCGTCCTTGATGCTCTCGGCATACCTGAACATCAACAGGCTGCCGTTCGGGAACCGCAGCTCGTACTCGGTGCCATTCCATGAAGCGCCCAGCGCCGAGGCGTAGCCGATCTGGGACAGTTCCGCGAGCAGGGACTCCTTCAGCTCGCCGTACGTGCGGCGGAACGCGCCTACCCGCAGGCCGGGATGCTGGACGCAGCGGCGGATGCCGTCCATAACCAGGGCTTTCGACTTCCCGCCACCAGCTGCGCCGCCGTACAGGACGTCGTACTCGCGGGCCGCGTGGAACTCGGCCTGCTTGGCGGTCGGGACGTAGCCGAGGACTTGGAAGACGTCGATGTTCTTCAGCCGCTCGGTTTCGCGTCGTGTGAGTTCAGCCCGGGCTTCCCGGATCTGCTCCACCAATGCGAGCTTCAGTGTCGTTAGTGGCGAGGAGGGCGTTGAGGCGCTCTGCCTCGGCGGTGAGGGCGTCAAGGGTCAGCACCTCGACCTTCTGCGCCGAGTCCAGGCCGAGGAGTTTTGCCCGCCTGTCCTGGATTTTCAGCAGCCGGTCGATCGCGGCGAGCTTCGGCTTGTCGTCGAGAAGCGGAAGTCCCGTCGCGGGGTCCTCTGCAACCTTCCCGGCCTGGGTGACCTCGTAGTGGGGGGTCCGCATGACCTCGATCGCCGTCTCCGCGAGGTGATCGAGCTCCTGGAGCTCTTCTTCCCGATAGGCCTCGGCGCTGGTGCGGACCTCGGCGAGGTTCTCCTCCAGGGCCCGGTTGAAGTCGCGCCTTGCGGCGTTCGGGCTGGTGTAGCCGAGCTCCTCGTAGAACTCGCTGTAGGGGCGGCGACGCCGGCGATACTCGATCAGCTGGGTCCGGCGCCTGGCGATCCAGGCGCGCTCAGCTCGCGAAACGACCATCACGCCCCCCTTCAGGTGCGCCAGTGAGCGGGCAGTTCCTGTTCCGGCAGCAGTGTCGGCACTGCGGGTTCGGGCGTGCAGTCGCAGGCAGGCAGGCTGTGGCTGTTGGGCCCGGAGCAGGTGGCGGCGTGCACGAGGGCGGCGGCGTCCAGGCCGATGGCGTGGGTGCCGCAGGCGTACACCGCGAGGGTGTAGTCGGCCGCGGTCGGCATCGGGCCGAAGATAGGCTCCGGCTGCTCGACGTCCCGTAGCGTGTGGCGCTCCGCGCGCCGCCCCTGCTCGGCGGTGAGCTCGGCGGTGAGCTCGGTTTCGGTGAGGCGCCGGCGCCACTGGGCGAGGGGAGCGGCCGTGCAGCCGGTGCCGTGGCAGATCGGCTTGGGCTTGGGGGGCGGCAATGTGGGAGGAGGTGCCGCGGGCTGCGGCGTTTGGATGTCGGGTCTCAGCGCCGGAACTGCCATGCTGTCCTCCTCACGACAGTGCGCCCCAGAAGGCATTGCTGGAGCCGGACAGGGTGCCGTAGGTGCTGGGCATGGCGGTCGTCAGGCTGCCGGTGCTGGTGGCGTAGCGGCTGTTCGTGGCAGTCAGGCCGGTGTTGACGATGCTGAATCCGGAGACGGCCTTCGCGAAGGTCGGCAGCGTCGAGCCGTTCGCGAAGAACCCGATGTAGTAGTCACCAGCGGCGAGGTTCGTCTGCGCTGTGTTCAGTGCCATGACCTTGGTGCCGGTCGTGGTCCAGTTCACGGACTGGTCGGCGGTGCTGGCCCCGGTCAGGAGGGTGCCGCCGGAGGTGTACAGGCCCGCGAAGCACTCGTTTGTGGTGAGGCTGACGCCGGTCACGGATTGGACGAACAGGACGACGTTGGTGACGGTCGCCGCGGTGGGCAGGTGGACGCGGATCAGTTGGAGCTGGCCGGCGGTGGGCGCGGTGCCGGAGCTGTTGCAGGCGGTGGGCTTGTCGGACCAGGTCAGGTATCCGTGGTCCGCGGGGGAGAAGTCGGCCCAGGGGTGGACATGGTCATAGGGGGCGGCGAGGGGCCCGCTGCCGGTGGCGGCGGGCGATGCGGGCCGCTTCGGCAG